CCTCTGCCCATGTAGAAACCGCTGTACCGGGCGTACCGGAAAGCAACGCTGTGTTTTTCAGTGCGAAAGCAGAGAAATCTACTTCTAGGTCGGTAACAATTCGCATTGCAGCCGAATCATAAAAGTTCTGCTCGGACTGTCCGCCCATGTTGATAGCCTGGTCAGCTTCCTGATAATCCATTTCTACAGTGATGTAGTCCTGAACCGTTGCAGTCGCTTTGCCCGTGATGGTTGCACTAGCCGTTCCGCTAGAAACATCACCATTGGACGTTCTTTGACTTACATAGTCAGTGGGCCGAGGGAAATCTACGTTAGCGCCGGTTCCTTTGCCGAATGCACCTTGTAAGAGCGCAGTGTTAACCGTTTTTGATACCGTTCGTTTTGATTCGAACGATTCCATAACACCCTGCATGAGTTTGCGGGTGAATAAATTAATGCTATTAGCCATGAGAATAAAACTCCAAATAAATCAGTATTTGGCATTACTTGAAGGTTGCCCCGGCGCTGTGAACAGCTTTAAATCCCGAAGTTTTCCCGCCACCTGAAGGACTAGCCCCCACTGGCTTAGGTAATGCCGCGCTTTTTTTAGGCTTAACTTTCAGAGTTTCAGAGATTCTCGCTACTTCGCCGTAGGCTGAATATTGGTCCATGTTATTGAGTCGAACCGCAATTTCTGGATTCTTCGCAATATGGTATTCAATCTCGGCACCATTCTCGGATCTTAAAATAGCCTCCGCCGTAGCGTTGCCGCCAAGGGTTTGGTTGTTCAACTGCGAACTATCTAGCACCGGACCCAAATCCTTAACCGTTGTCGATAATGTTGACCGCTTCTGGTTATGGTTCTCAAAGAGCGCGTTCTTTAAAGCTACGTCTGTAGCCTGCCGACTGGCGTTCTTTTGCTGAGTTAAAATGTTATGAGCCGCTTTAGTCGATTCATACGTGATAACAGCAGATTGGTACTGGTCCTGGTCGTAGTCGAAATCTTCTATCTTAGGCGCACCAGTATCGTTAAATGCTGGCACTTCCGCCGATTCCATCGCTTCAAGTCTGCGCCGTAACGCTTCGTTTTCCGCTCTGTTAGCCGCTGCATCTTGCTCGGCTTGCTTGGCTTGCTTGGTGATTTCTGAAAATCTTTCGTTTGCCTTGTCAGATTCAAAAGTACGAATAATCTCGCCGTCTTCGTCTTCGTCCTCTTCCACTTCTTCGGACGATTCAATTTCTTCATCGTCCAGCGCCGCTGATGATTCGGCAGTTTCATCTTGTAATTCTTCTAGCTCTTCGAGGTCGGATGAGTCCTCATTGGCATCCTCTTGGTATTCGCTCATTTAAATCCTCTCGGGTTAGTTATGAGTCAGATAATTGTAACCCTCAGAGTTAGTAAGCGCTAACTATTTATTTATAAGCATAAATAACCGCTTAAACCTCTGGCGGGGCTTTAATCTGCTCTACCACCTGATCGAACTCTTCCTGCTGTACTGCGTTAGGACCGGGCGCGACCACTTGCTGCGCTCCTTCAATCACCTCGCCCTGACTGTGCAGATTGTCCGCGTCCTGTGGCCCGAGCGGAATGCCCGACTCGCTCTGTATCTTGAACGCTTCCAGTTGAGTCTTGAACCCGTTGAATGCCTCGCTAATATCCTTGATCGCCTGAGCGTTGGCGCTGGTTTCCGCCTTAAACTGAGCGGTTTGCGCTTTAAACTGGTCGATAGATATGGACTCTTGAGATGCCTTAGCCTGAGCTTCAAGGGCCGCAGCGTTAGCGTTCACTAACCTGACGTTCGCGTCCTGCATGGCCTGCTCTGTCAACTGAGGCATTAATTCCTGTATCATCTGCTCGCGCTCATCAAGCTGAAATTCCTCCTGCTCTTCGTCAGTAGGCTCAACCGTGCCGGACATAATTAAATCCTTTCTGAGCGAGTCGTACATTTCGCCACCGTCGCCAAGATCCAAACCTTTGACGATCAAGTCGGGCCTGCCCTGAAATGCTGGATTCTTCTCACCTAATGATTGAAGTTGAGCTGATGCCTGCTGTCGTTTGCTGGCATATGCCGGGCCTACATCTGGGACGACATCGTATCTACTCGCCCCAAGATCATTAAGAATAACGTCCTCGCCTGATTGCAGGTCTTTCTCAGTCCTGTTGATAGGCACAAATTCAGTAGATCCGTCAGGGTTAACAATTCGCTCTTGAGACTGATTTGATTTAATTCGTGGTAATAGGTCAGCCAAGATCCGGCCGCCGTAAGTTACCGAGCGGATATGATTGGTCATATAGATGGCATTGCCTTTCTCAGATACCGCCTGACCTTGAAGAATAGCTTCTCCTGAACGCCCGTCCTCCGCTGTACCGTCAACTGCAGAACCAACATTACCGCCCAGAGTCGCCGCAATGTTCTCAGCCATCGTTTGAGATATACCCATGAGAGCCATGTCTAACTGCCGTGATTGCGTCCTGAACGGCTGCGGTTGGCCGTCTACGTGTTCATATAACAATGCAAGCGCGTCACCTTTGCTCAGGTTGTTGATCTCTTCAGTGTGACCGTCTGCTTGCTCCGAGGTCATCATTAACAGGTCTTGGACGCTAATTGCCGTCTGATTCACTGCACCAGATATTGAGTAGTCATAAACTCTGGATGCGTCTATGGTCTTTCTGACCCTGCCTCGGATCATCTCGCGCCCCTGGATAGTGGTCTGGACGCCGTATTCTGGAACTAAAGGAAAGTATTTACCTACCCATTTTTGCGGACCTTTCAGAATCTCAGCGCCGTTCATGATATACCGCTCAATCTCATAGTCATCAACATCGCGCCGCATTTCGTCGCCGTCGCGCACTTCAATAGTGATGCCTTTCTCTGCCAATTCGTCCAGCACGCTTTCAAAATCATCGTCAACAGTATGAACAGAGCCATCTGTCAGCATGACAATCTCGCGTTTAACGGGCTTCTTGCGCCAATACGCAGCCAGTCGGACGCTATGGCTGTCAGTGTCGTACCAGTCTGCATCAATCAAGCCGGCAGCCAGCCAGGTATCATCAGGCACATCAACCAATTTGGAATCCGGGTAATTGGTCATGAATAAATCATTGTCCTCGTACCACGTAACAAACGCATATGGCGCGTCTTCTTTGGTGTACAGGTCAGAGGGTCCGAACCATAGCGAACTTGCCGCGTCTTTGATGGGCCGAATTCTAATTTCTTGGTCGAATCCGTCCTCTGCGTATTCTGTGACGATCTGCCAGCCGCCGCGCCCGCATTTCTGGCACTCGTCGTAGGCGTTATCGTAACTGTATGAAGCGTCTGATACAGACTCGATGTTCTTGATCAAGCCGTTCATGGTCTTGTCGGTCTTGGCGCTGCCTTCCCGTGTGCCCCTCACTTGAATCTGGATTTCATTCTGGCGTTGGTCTGATAGCGCTTGCTCTAATACCGGCGTAACGCGATCAATGTGGTATCTAGGTGGCTCAGGGTCGTTGTCGTCCGATGTGTCGGTTCCGCCTGGCGTATTACCCGCCCAAGTGCCGCCCTCAGATTCGATAACGATTTTATCCCTAATAGATAATGCACGGTCCGAGCCTTCGCGGTCTTGAAGAATAGCGAACCGTTTAAGCCCCTCGGCTAATACTTTCTCATCACCCTCCGCCGCGTCAATCTTCCGAAAGTCGTTAAGTGCTTCGCTCATACTGCCCGCCTAAAATTGAGTTTTACCGGCTTCTTTGTCATTTGTGGTAGCTCTTCGCCCATTGTTAAACAATCATACATGCCCGGTGAATCCATATCGTACAAGGATTTTAGCCTTTCTTTGCTCATTAGCTGAATCTTGCCCGCCCCATTCGGAACCGTGGGTATTCTGCAAACTTCAGAACGTAGCTTATCAATTAATTTAATGTCTGACGATAGGCTGATAAGCGTGTCCGGATCAATGTATTTGCCCTTCACCACTGCCAGCCAGGTGTTGTAAAACCGATCAGCGAGTTTAATGCCGAATTGAGCGCGCTTGTTCTTAAAGGTCTGCTCGTTGGTTTTTGGCTTATCTTTGGGGCCTGCAGAGTGGATGCCGCCATATACCTGCTTAGGGTCATCAACCGCGTTGGACCCTTTGTAGGGCCGAACGTCACATTTGATGCCTTTGAAATTCTCGGCTATCTGGTTTCTGAGTAACGCGCCCATGCCGTCAGCGTCATAGATGAACAGGTCTGCGTTAGCCGCAATCGCTCTTGAGGTCGCAATATCACAAGCATCATTACCATTCGCTGCAACTAATTCGTCAACATCGGTATACAAAATCCCAGTCCGGCAGCTATAGCCGTAACTGTCGCCGCCGTCAGCAGGATCGTGAGTAGCGATCGTCGCGCCTTTTGGGTCAATCCCAAGCTTAATATGTGAATCCACAGCAGCATCAAACCATGCTTTTTTAATAGTCGCATTGTCTACAGACTCCATGTAATCACCATTCCAGATGTGATCGTACTCCTCAACGCTGAGAGTTTCCTTATCGTCAACGCGCTCTAGCTCTAGTTCAGGCGGGAACCAGGGGTTTTCTGTGTAGTTGACCTGCACAACCATGCACAAATCATCTTCATAGTAACCACATCTGGCTAGTTCATCCTCCGCCCTTGCTAAATACCTTTCCGAGACTGCATCGCCCCGGCTAAACCTATTCATTGTCATCCAGATTTCTGGCATATCGGCATCATTATCAGCGCCAGAGCGGATAGAGGGCGTCAATACCCGTAAAGACTTCTTACTGACTGTCTGCGCTTCCTCAACCCATAGAATGTCTACTGCGCCCAATGACTGAAGGCTGGAGATATTACGCGCCAGTCCCTTATAGAATATCTCGCCGCCGGTCGCGCTGGTGATGTTGTTATTGGTCGCGCTGAATCCTTCTACGCCAAGCCTTTCAATTTCCTGCTTGATCGTTTCGTGTACAGAGTCGTCAATGGTGTTCTGAAATTCTCGACTACAGCAAACGCGGGAACCCTGGTCTACCTTCATAATCACGATATCAGTAACGCTAATTGACTTACCTGAACCTCGACCGCCTACCAGAATCTTGATGCGCTTAGGCTTGGTCAATAGGGGAATGACAGCCTCTGGGATTCTTATGTCTATCTTAGGCATTAACTAAGGGGCGCTGTGTTGGTATAACCCCGCCTTTTCTTAGCTCTAGGCCGCATTCCTTCGTTTTCTCAATATCAGGAATCATGGGGTTTTGCTCGTTAGATTAGCTTTTGTCGGTGCCGGTGGGGTGAATATGGTATTCATTCTTGATCTTCTCACCGCCGCTTGTGATGTCTGTAGAGGTCTTTTCGCTGTAGCCGTGGTTAGATAGCATTAGCTTAGTGATGGTGGCGTTAAACTCGCTTGTGAGCCCCTTAGAGGTCAGCATTACGTGCTGTTTGTCGTTACATAACTCTAACGTGTCCGACATTGTGCCTAGATTATCTTCAGCCCATTTGTAAATGGTTGATTTGCTTACCTTTAAATGAACAGCCAGCCCAACCACACTCGGAATGGTTTCAAAGCCGCCATCAATGTAGTCCTTAGCGGCCTGCTCTATCTCATCAGTAAATGTTGTTAAGCCGGTCATATACTAGGGGCCTGAGTGCGAATTGCTCATTATGCGACTAACACGCTATTTTACCAATCTTAAATTGGGTTTAACCCGTTTTGCCTGAGCTACTGAGACGCGGAAATACTTGCCTTGTATCAAAACAAAGCTCATATTTTTACTATGTATAACCTCCGTGAAGGCTCCGGCGTAAGTAGGCACTAACATTTTTCTGGGTTTTCAGTCGAATCATGGGCCTATATTACAGCATTTTTGTGATTATCGGTAATCATAAATCAGACTGGATCGCCCCAATTGCTGTGACCTCATTGAATCGAACAAACCAGACAGTAGACAACGCCTTTCTAGCTAGATCTTCGCTAAAAATCTCGCTGCCTGTTTTTGATCTTGAATAGGCGTTGATTGCCTCGTTAATCCTATCGGATAGCTCTAATACTGGTTCTTTTTTCATACTCCCGCCTCCTTACAAAGCGCCTTGATAGAAAATTCAACGTACTCCGCGCCCTTCGCCACACTCTCAGCGTCAACAACCAGGCTCTTTATCCGCTTATCATTAAATTGATACTTCTTCTGCAAACAGTCAATGAACGGTTTGACCGGATTATCAATATCCGAAGCCGCGCTGCTGAATCCCCACTTGAGGTTTAGCTGTAGATCACCGTCAGGTATTACCAGTGGCCGCAGGAGCGTGATAACGTCTTTTTCGTACCGCTTGTATGCTGGCGTCTTGAATCGCTTGCCTTGCCATACCTCGTTCACGCTGAGTGGTTTTATTGGGAGTCTCAACGGTGGTAATCCATTATTGCTTCTAATACTTCCGTTGGCGGGCAAATATCCGCATCCATCACAACCCTACTAAACCAAAACCTCTCTAATTCTTTTCTGCTCATGCCCTCCCACCTAGTTTCGCAAAGAAGCCAATCCAAATTTCCGCCATGTAGCGCTAAATGCTCATCGTTAGTCAGTGGTATCAGCCACCAGTGCCCTATCTCAACCTTGTTGTGCTTGCCTGTAGCCCCTACAGCGTGATGAATTACAGCAGGGCCACCCGATATGATCGAGCCTAAATCCCTGACAGCTTCGCGCCATCGCTTCTGTGCTGCTGTCGGCGCATTGCCTTTACTTCTCATGAATCACCCTTGGCTTGAATGGCTTCTTGCACTCTGGATTGCGGCATTTTTTCAAAGCAGCCACATCACCACGATGGTAGCCACACCGATGCAGCACAGGACCAATTCTAGGATGTCTCGACCGCTGTTATGTTTCATCTCAACCCCATCGCTACACGCCGCTGAGTTTCGGTCAGGCTTAGCTTCTCGTCGCCGCTGACCCCATTTGGTATCCAGGTTATTGGCTTTCCTGCCGCGATGTATGCCTCGACATCTGCCGCCACCTTCTCAGCCTGGCTCTTGCGATACTCGTCAGTGTTTTTTCTCCGCATCCCGTTCATGGTCGTTCTCCAATTCAGCCATTTCTTGTTCTGCCAGCCCGCAAAGGAAATCGCACTCAGGCGCAATCGCATCCGTTATTGGATGGTCCTCTGGAATTTCATCAATGAATGCTCGCTCTCCGTTCAGCCTGGTAAGCCTCGCGCCGTCCTTCCCGACATTGCGTGATAGCTTTGCCATGCGGTCGAACTCATTCGGAAAGTGCTGTCGTATCATTGCCCAATAATTTGGGCTTGTAGCTTTGCAGCAAGGGATACAGTTCGCGTTTGGGAATCCGAGCGCATAAACCAGTGGTGGAACAATGCCAGCGTTCTCAATCATTTGTAGGCAACCCGCTTTTGTGATGCCCCGTTCGATCAATGGGAATTCACAAATCATTTCCGGGTAATGCTCCACCATGTTCTCGGCCCGTTTCATATCTCGCGCATCAGCTGTATATCCAAAAACGTGAATATCTGTCGGGTGCTGGAATGCAAGCCTGGGCAATACCTTCAGTTCCATTGTACAAGGCGCGCCATTGATGCCTGCAATATATTTCTTGTCCTCCCATACCTCCCAGGTCGAAGAATACTTTTCACTTTTGAGCATAGTGATCGGTAAATTACCAAACCACTTTTCGCAATCGACCATGAATCTTTTGTTATCTTCGTGTTCGCTGCCTACTTCACAATAAGCAATAACGTCTGGCACTGATAATTTTGTAGCTACTGCACTCGCAGCACCGCAGCTAAACCAGGCTATTCTTCTCGGCTCATTACTCACCACACTATCCCCATCAGAAAAAATACCGCGACCAGTGTTGTGAACGCTATCCAACTCTTGGCGCGCTCGCTGATTCTTGATTGAAACTTTTCAA